GTTTCCAAACCGTTCACAACCACATTCTACAGGCCGCCGGTTTTGCGAACGTTACCGCAGGCAAATCCTGTTACGGGCGTTATCAAGAACGTGCCCCTGAACACGTATAAGTTTATTACGCGTAAAGGGGCTGCTCCCGCAGCGAACCAGAGCATCATGGTGCCAAAAATCACCACGATTATCGAAGTTCCTGCTGGGGTCGATACTTATGAACCGGAAGAAATTCGCGCTATGATCAGCTGCCATTTTGGCATTGGCTGGGAACAGGCGAGCGGTATTTCGGTCACAGTATTGACAGGTGTTCTTTGAACTGGGCCCGTGTAAGCTCTATCGCGGTCGGCGTTGCAGTGGCGATGATTCTTGTCGCCTATGCTCCGCCCATCGTGACTGAGCCGATTTACACTGCTGTAGCTCAAGTTCGAGCGAATGCCTCAGCCAGTGCTTTGCTACTTAAGTCCATTGAGCAAGCTGAACTCAATAAATCTGAGTTTCAGGGTGCTACAGGGTCTGAAGTAGCTGGACCGACCAAGAAGTAACTGTTTCTCTTGATCGGTCAGCCTATTCGAAAGAATGGGCTGGTCTTGGACGTTCTTGCATACCGTTATATCATCGGGAGATGTCCTGTGAGTAAATGTAACGTTGCAAAAGGTGAGGAGCGCCTAACAGCATTCCTTACCACATTGACAGAAGAGCTTCCTGACAAAGGACCGCAGAAACCTGCGGTCATGCGTCAGGTACAACGGGCCCGTAAAAGGGCTCGCTTCCATCGAGAAGATCTTCGGGGGAAAGCTATTGCAGATTTTCTTGCAATAAACGAGAAGGTGCGTGAACTACAAAATAGTTCACCACCTTCGCTCTCCCTTGATCAAATGATAGTTGATAACGCTCGTTATTTCATTACTACTGTTTTAGAGCGTTACACATCTTCATTTGACGAGTTGGCCATACAGCAGCCGCTCGAGATGTCATACTTGTGGTCGAATTGGCGGTTTGGTCCTGGTGCCAGTAATGGCACTAAGGGTTCCCATACTGTCGATAAGATACATCAAGACATGACTTGTACCGCTCTGTGTGAACCTTTTGTTCTTAAACTGCGCTCTACTCATCCCTACTTCATAGCCAGAGATGGCCAAAAAGGAGTAACGGGTGTATCGCAGATCGAAGGTTCTAAACTGTCAACAGTGCCCAAAAACGAGGACACTGAACGTACAATTGCCATTGAGCCCTCAGGGAACATGTGTCTGCAGCTTGCTGCAGGCATGTATCTCGAAGGTGCTCTTCGACATATCGGACTAGACATTCGCAACCAACAGCTTAAGAATAAAGCTATGGCCAAACGCGGGTCTCTCACTGGGGATGTTGCTACCCTAGATTTGAAATCCGCTAGCGATATGATTAGTATCGATCTTGTACGTGCCCTCTTTCCTAGTTCATGGTTCGCTCTGTTAATGAAGCTCAGATCGCCCATGATCACAGTCCCCTCCGATGGTAAAGGAGGTGGCGTAGGAAAGCAGGTAGAGCTACATATGATCAGCACGATGGGGAATGGTTTTACTTTTCCCCTTATGACACTCGTGTTGGTAGCTCTAATCTACGGTTACCGTTGTCTTCATGGTGGTCCCAGTCTGTATATCGACTGGTCCAACACTTGTGTGTTTGGGGATGATATTATTATCCCCACCCATGAATATGAAGGTTTCGTAGATGTCCTGACAAAGGCGGGTCTTGTCGTTAATTTAGACAAGTCCTACAGTGCAGGTGCCTTTCGCGAGTCGTGCGGTGGTGATTATCTAAATGGGGTTGATATAACTCCTTTCTATGTTAAATCACTCGCTAGCGCGGCCGACGTCTATGTAGTAATTAACCAAGTGCTGGAGTGGTGTGCGAGAGAAAATATCCTCTTACACAAAACTCTTTCAGTACTTCGGTCATTTATAGACGGCAAGCCCCACCTCGTACCCGAGTGGTTGAACCCTGATCAAGGGATTTTGACTGCAGGGTGTCCGGCAAGATATACCTACCTTAGCTTGGTACAAGAGATGGTTCGGCTTCCTTGTGAAGCCACACACTTCTCCATGTGCCTTGCTGTCGGTGGATATGTCATACCGGTTGGCGACGAACTATTCTACTTACCTCGAAGCTTGAAACAGCCTAGAGTAAGAGTTCGTCGGTCCAGATTACCGAAAGGTTATCTGGATGGCTGGGATCCTAGTTATAGATCTCAGCCTGCTGCCGGGTTGGTCGCAAGTGTTGTAGCGATCCACTTCAGCAGTTAGTAGCAAGGGGGTTAGTACTTGGTCGGATGGATTCGACCTGGAGCTCAGCACTAACCCCCT